TGCCCGTGACGCGCGTACCGGACACCGCAACGCCATTCGTCAGCGGGATCAGCGTGAACGGCGTCACTGCGGTCGCGACGCTGGTGAACTCAATCCCGTAGAGAGCGGCTTGGGTGCTCTCGAAACAGCCCTGCATGAAAAACGTGTCGGTGGCGTCTACCACTGACCTGATCAGCACGCCGTTGTGGTAGTAGCAAACGTGCTTGCCATCGTGCGTGATCTGGAAGAAGTCGTTTGTGGTGTACGTCCCGAATGCGCCGATGTTGAAACCGTTTTCAAAGATGTACAGGGAACCAGTGCCGACGCCGCCCTGGAAGTACCAGCTATAGGCGAGATTCGTAATGTTGTTGCTTGCGGCCGGGTTGCGCGTCAGACCCATCGCACAATTCAAGGCAACTTGAGCCGGGTAGCAGGAGGCGCTGCAGCCGTTCGTGAAGCTCTGCACCGATGAGAACGAGCTGTCCCACGCAAATGTGGTCGCAGACTTGAATACCTCGTTTCCTACGATCGTCGTGCCGCCGTTGTTCGTGAGTGGGGTCAGGCCGACAAAACCACCTGTGTTCGAGATGACCTGGTTGTAGGTCGTCGGCGTCTGCACTTCGTGGCCGGTGGAATTGAACGTCGCGAACTCGAAATAGATGGTTTGACCGATCATGCCTGCGTCGATCGGCAGCTTGACGATGGCCTGATCGAGCCGCGACCACAGAGAGTTCGCGAGATGCGCTTCGGGAGTCGTGCCGAACAGGCCGCGCGAGACGGTGACCGAGTAGTTGCCAGCAGAGATCAGCGTGACGGTTTCAAATGCCATAATCTCGCCATCGACGTACAGCAGTGCGCGGTTGTTGGCGAAGTCCGAGAGTGAGGCGGATTCCAGAAAATAGTCGAGGGCGTAGGTTTCCGGATTCATCGTGAGATAGATCACTGCATCGGAGGAGGCGATGTTGCTGGTGACCGTACCGAAGCGCGCGGAGCCTATGGCCTGGCCGATCGAAGTCCATGTCACATCATCGCCGGAAACCGAGATGTTGCAGCCGCCATAGGAGCTGGTCTGCGTTCCTGTCGGTGCCGCGGGGCCGACCGCTATCCATAGCTCGAAACCGCCGCCCTGGCCGACGAGTGCGGGCGGTGCGGTGAAGATGACCGGGGTGGCAACCGAAGGCGGCTGCACCGCATAGTTTGCTTTGTAGCCCTGTGCTGCCTGCAAATTATACAGTGGCGCAGAGGCGGTCCCGATCAGCATGTCCTCGCATGTGATCGTGAAGGTGTCGTCCTTGTCGTCCTCGACGGTGACCACGCGGCACAGCAGATCCACAAGTCCCAGGCCGCTGTCGCTGATGGATATCAGATCCATTGGCTCGAGCAACGTGTACTCATCGTTACGCACCGAGAAACTGTACTGATTGCGCACGTAGAGCTGTCGCTGCCCGATCAGGGCCGCGACCTTCAGGGCAATCGACGCCTGAGTTATTTGGTGCAGGGTCAAAGTACCCATGACCCGAATGCCGTTCACCGCGATGTCCAGTGGGTCCGTCCATTCGGCCAGCGATGCGTTGTAGGCGTTCCCGCGATCGAAGAACTCCACCCGGACCACGTTGTATGTTTCGGTGAGCGGCTTGCGGATCATGACGACCGGATCATCGATGTTGTTTGATCCGGCCTGCACGTAGTCATCATCCGTGAAGGTGAACAACGGCTCAAGATTTGGCGTGTAGGTCACACCGTTTCCGGTGACGGTCACATCACCGTATGGAATGATCTTCAACTGTCCAGCGGAGACAACGACATTGCTGTTCGTTATCTGCATGATGTCCTTGAGGGCATCGCTCGCCGCGCGCTGCGTATCCTCCCAAGGCGAGATGTAAAGACCGTTCGCTATGCAGTAGGTCTTGTAATTGTCGTAATAGGTCACACCGCCATAAGTCCAGGTGTGCGCTGTGATCTGGCTCTGATTTAGGTAGTTGTAATTCGCTCCATGATTCGGATCAGTGCAGTAGTCGATCACGATCGCGGACGGCTCCGCGTCCCAGCCACCGACCAGCACCGTAGCGGTCACGCTGTTGATCAGCGGATTGGTCGAGTCCCAACTCATGGTACTCGTGCCGCCGGTCGTCACTTGGGTTGCGGTTCGCGTCTCGTAGTCGCTGAACGTGATATCCCAGATCCCGTCGGCGAGCGGCGATGTCCCTGAGATCACGAAGGAGTATGCCCCGGCTCCGATGGCACCCGTCGCAGTCACCGTCTGGGTGCTCTGCGCACTCAAGAACCCCTGCACCTCGAAGGTGTAATTGGGGAGTGCCGCGGAGCCGCCGAGATTCAGGTTGATCGCTCCGACGTAGGCCGTGTGATCGTAGGGGACAGCCTGCGTCGGGAAGTTCGATGTGAGGTAGGTCCAGATTGCCTGGCCGCCTGCGCCAAGGAATGGGCCGGAGAGATCCTCATTCGCGATCGTCGTGATGTTCTTGTCTTTCCAGACCGTAAAGATCGCCTGTATCGGGCCTTCGCAGAGTCCCATAACGGCGCTCGCCGTGTAGTTGTACCCGGTGATCTGCGAGCCGCCGCCCTTGCCGCTACCGCTCGATGTCTGCGCGGTGGCGGTGAAAGCGCCATACCAGAGAAGGGTCAGCGGAATGCGCTGCAGGCCATAGACGAGCGGAACGGGATCGCCGTAGCGCGAGCGATCAACAGAGATCGAGTTCAGCTGCTGTGGAGTGGTTGAATTGCTGGGTTTGCTGAAGATTCCCATTCTAAAAAACCGTCCAGTAGCTGTGCAGGCGTCGATGCAGATCCTGCGAGATGCTCGCGATCTCCACCTTCCCGGTTCGCAAATCCGCGTGGATTACGTGATCGGGATCGATGACGATAGCGCCGTGGCACGCGCATCGGCCGAGTTTGAACAAGGCGAAGTCCCCAGGCTTCGCGGCTTCGATGCGCCTGCCGAACTTCTCGACTTGGCGCAGATAGATCTCTTCGCTCTTGTGCATGTACCAGTCGGAGGCATAGTGGCCGGGGTCGAAGTCAGGAGGGATGAATCCAAAATGCCTATAAACCTCGATCGGCATCCAGGCGCAATCGACGCCGTGACCTTTGACATGCGCCTTGTGGTGGTAGGGCGTGCCGATCCAAGTCCTGGCTTCCGCGACAATGGATTCCCGCATGGACTCCACCAAAATCTCTGCGCCGACACTCATTGGCTGTTCCCAGAGTAAGGCGATCCGCCTGCGCCGCCGCCCTGCGAGCCGACGGTCCCGCTGGTCGGCGACATGGCACCGCCGTCGTACAGGGTCTCAGGGTTTGGCACGAAGGGAGCGCCGCGATAGTGCAAGATGTTCGAGCCGTATGAGCCGCCAGGCAGTTTGAACTTGCCCGACGCGCACATCTGCTGGCTCTTGTTGCAGCCGACGAGCGCGGTGAACGTGCTTCCGACAACTGGCGACTGAGGGAACGGGATCACCGTCGTGATAAGGCCGCTCGACTCAAAAGATGTCTGAATGGTGTATTGCACGCCGCTCAGCGGGCCGGAAGTGAACGTCAGGATACCTTGGTCGAAATAATGATCTGGGTAGGACGAGGTGTTGAGGTTCGTCGTGATCTGATTCGGCTGGCCGGCGGGCACGGTCGCAACCGTACCGGAGTAGGTGTTCTGTCCCGTGTGCAGCGTGCAGCCTGCATCGCAGAAGGTATGCACGCACCCGGCCTGGATCATATTCCGCGGCATCATCTGCTTTGCGAGGATCGCGGTCGCCTCCGAAAGCGTGATGTCTGCCGAGAACCGGCCGCACTGAACCTCATCGGTGATGCCCTGCCACCAGGGGACCAGGCCCGGAGAGGTATCGATCTGATTGCCGAGCGCGGGGGCGGTGTAGACCAGAGTGCCGTTCTGATCGTAGTAATTTCCACTGCCTGGGAAGGCGAGGAATGCCTTGCTCAATGTCCAGACAGCATTGTCCAAGACGCCCTGCACGCATTGTGGAAGGAAGTTACCACCCGCGATCTGCACCTGGCCTCCAGGCAAATCTAATTGCGGAGAGACCGTTAGGTCATGCGTGCCGACCTGGAACCCGGCGTTCTGCTCGATACGGTCGCGCACGAAGGTCAGGCCACGGACGTAGGTGTGGCCCGCAAAGGTGAGCGGCACATCGCCTGCGGTGTAGTAGTAATTCGGTCCAGCACCGGCGTTGAGCGAAACCTGCCATAGCTCGACCTTGAGGTACTCGCCGCTGGCGATGATCGCGAGAGTCGCTGCAGAGGCGACCTTCATAGCTTGATCTGCCTGAGCTTGACCTTCTTTACCTCCCAGAAATTCGCCATAAACTGGTCGAACTCTAGGTTGTCATCGTCAAAGCGCACCCGGTAATAGAACGCACCGGACCATGTAAGCACGGTGCCTGATGCTGGCTGGTTCCCAGAATTGAACGTCAGGACGCCAGTTCCGCTGACCGAGTAATTGGACGAGCTGATCAGCGTGCCGTTACCGTAGATTGACGGCGCACCGTTGAAGTTCTGGATCAGCTCGGGCGCACCGACACCGGCGTAGTAGCCTGCGGTGTCGGTGTAGGTGGCGGTGATCTGGTAGGGCGTTCCGGCCGTGTCCGACGTTCCCGTGGTCGCGAACTGCTGCGTCGTAACCGTGTTGAACCATGGGTCCGTGAAGAGGCAAGTGTCGTATCGACCATAAAGCGCCATGTAGAGGGAGAAGAGAGCCTTGAACTCGGAGGGACTGGTGAAGTCGCGCAGAAATTCGTACTGCAGGGTCCAGGTCATCAGCGGGTATGCCTGGTAGGCGATGCGTGATTCCTTACCGCTGATTGCCTTGGTGATGCCGGTGTTGAACTCTGGCGCGCGAATCACCGCGAGCGTGCAGCCAGGGGTGTAGGCGGATGGGACCTGCGTGGCGCCGACAAAGATGCCGATCGACGGGTAGAGGTAACTGCTCATCGCCGCGCCCTCGCCTGCAGCATCTTGATGCTCTTTTGCAGCGCCGCCGGATTGCGCGCCAGCATCTTCTCAAACGAGCGTGCATCGTTCGCAGTGATGCTGATCGCCGTGCTGCCGCCGCCCTTGGTCGCGCCAGAGGCTATTATCGAGCGCATGCCGTCTGCGAGGTCCGCTGGCAAGACCATCTCGCGCGGGTGGAGCTTAGCGGTTGGAATGTCGCTCAAGTGCCCTGGAACGTCCCAGCCGCCCTCTGCAGCGACACCCGCCTGATACGCCTCTGCCGCCGCAAACATCGTCGCACCGAAGGCGGGAGCGCCAATATCCAGGGGCCAGGGTGCGCCGGCGAAAGACGCGACGCCTGCGGCACCGGCTGCGGCGGCTTGCGTCTGTACGTTGCCTGCCGCGGCGGTCTTGGAGGCGATCAGGTTCTCGATCTGCGTCGCGGCCCACTGCACGGCCCAATCGGCGAGCATCTTGATGATGCTGTCGAGCACCGTCTTGAGCATCGATTGCATGCCCTGCTTAAAGGTTTCCGTGCCCTTCAACATTCCCTGGATCGCATTGGAGAAGCCCGTTTCCATGAGCTTGAATTCCTGGTTCCAGAGCACGCGCCGATTTTGCTCGGCCTGTTTCTCGATCTGCGTCAGCCGATCCTGATGCTCAAGTTCGAGATTTTCCAGTTGGGCGGTGAGCTGCGCATACTGATCGGGATCATGCGTCGGATCGACCCGGCTGCGCCGCTCTTCGACGCCCCTGCGCTCGATCGCCGTGCGCTGATCTTCGAGGGCGATTTCCGACTTCTCTAGCTGTGCGTTTGAAATCTCGTGGTTCTTGTACTTTTCCTGCAGGATCTTTTCATCATCGGCAAGAGCCTTAAGACTGCGCTCATCCTCGATCTTGCTGAACGCATCGGCCATCTGGCGCAACTGGTCGTTGGCCTGTTGCGTGACCTCGATCAGATGACGCTGCGCTTCCGCGTATTGCGGGCTGAGCTTGCCGTAGGCGGCCGCCTCGAGCGCGACCTCTCGCTCAGCGATCTCAATCTTCGCGGCGGCACTCTTTCCCGCCTCCGCCTCCTGCTGCTTGAGAGACGCCATCTGCGCCTCGTAGGCTTGCTTGTAGATCTCCAGTTCGAGGCTCGCGATCTTCTTGTCGATGCCGAGTGTCTGTTCGGCGTTGGTCTGGTGCAGGGCCAGTTTCTTTTCCCAGAATGCCAGTTCATCGCCGAGCGACATCTGCTGGAATTGGCCCTGCGCGAGCGACATCTGCTCGAAGTGCAGTTTCGCTTGCTCAAGCTCCAACTCGTACTTCTGCATGACCTGGGGATCTGGCTGATTCGGCTGCTTTCCCTCCGCAGGTTCTTTGACTGGCGTCACGGTGGGGGCTTTGCCCATCTCGCCCATGATCGCGTCATTGATGTCCTTCGCGCCCTTCTCGGAGATCGCGAC